AATATAAAAACGAAATTGCAGTAGACGGAGATTTGTCTTACTTAAATTTAGATTGGACTCCTGTTCCTATTATTCCAAAATTTGTAGACATTGTTGTAAATGGTTTAAACGATAGGTTGTTTAAGGTAAATGCATTTGCAGAAGATGCTATGTCTGCAGAAAAACGAGATAGTTTTCAAAAAAGAATAGAGGGAGAAATGGTTGCTAGACCATTGTTCCAACAAATAGAAGAAGATTTTAAATTAAATGTTTTTCAAACAAATGAAGAGGAGCTTCCAGAAAGCGATGAAGAACTAGAGTTGTATATGCAAATGAAATATAAGCCAGCTGTAGAAATTGCAGCAGAACAAGCTATAGACACTGTATTACAACAAAACCATTATGCGGATATTAGAAAAAGAGTTGATTATGATATAATGACTTTAGGAGTTGGAATGTCTAAACATCAGTTTTTACCAGGACAAGGTATTCAATTAGATTATGTAGACCCAGCTAATGTGGTATACAGTTATACTGAAGACCCTTACTTTAAAGATTGTTTTTATTGGGGAGAAATTAAAACTATCCCAATGGCAGAATTAGTAAAGATAAATCCTGATATTACTAACGAGCAAATGGAAGAAATTGCTGCTTCTAGTCAATCGTGGTATAATTACTATAATAATTCTCAGTTCTACGAAAACTCTTTGTTTTATAGAGATACTTGCACGCTTCTTTATTACAATTATAAAACTACTCATACTTTTGTTTACAAGAAAAAAGAAATGCCAGATGGCTCCTTTAAAGTTGTAGCTAAAGACGACCAATTTAATCCGCCAGAAGAAATGATGGCAGAAGGTAAATTTGAAAGAGTAGAAAAGAAAATAGAAGTATGGTATGACGGAATTATGGTAATGGGAACAAACATGATATTGAAATGGGAGTTAGCCGAAAACATGGTAAGACCCAAATCAGCAAGTCAACACGCCCTTCCTAATTACGTAGCATGCGCACCAAGAATGTATAAAGGAACTTATGAATCTTTAGTTCGTAGAATGATTCCTTTTGCAGATTTAATTCAAGTTACTCATTTAAAATTACAGCAAGTTATATCTCGTATGGTTCCAGATGGTGTTTTTATTGACGCTGATGGACTTAATGAAGTAGACTTAGGTACTGGTAATGCTTATAATCCTGAAGACGCATTGCGTTTATATTTTCAAACAGGTAGTGTTATAGGGAGAAGTTTTACTCAAGACGGAGAATTTAATAATGCTAAAGTTCCTATAACTCAGTTAACATCCAATAGTGGAGGAGCAAAAATGCAAATGTTAATTCAGAACTATAATCATTATTTAGATATGATTAGAACAGTAACTGGTTTAAACGAAGCAAGAGATGGAACGTCTCCAAATCCAGACGCATTAGTTGGAGTTCAAAAATTAGCAGCATTAAGCTCTAATACCGCAACTCGTCATATTTTATTAGCAAGTTTATTTATTACTAAAAGAATGGCAGAAGGTATTGTGTTAAGAACTGCAGATGTTTTAGAATACTCTCCTTTTGCAGACCAGTTTGCAATGCAAATTGGAAAATATAATTTAAATTTATTAGAAGATATTAAAAACTTCTATCTATACGACTTTGGAATATTTTTAGAACTAGCTCCTGACGAAGAACAAAGAGCTATGTTAGAACAAAATATTCAGATGGCTTTATCTAAAAACGATATAAACTTAGAAGATGCATTAGACATTAGAGAGATTCATAATCTTAAAATGGCTAATCAATTACTAAAAACAAAACGTAAACGTAAAGCTCAAGCAGAACAACAAGCTCAAATGCAGCAACAACAAGCTGCAGCACAAATGCAACAAGAACAACAAATGATGGTTGCACAAGCTGAACAACAAAGAATAGCAGCTGAAATGCAATCTACAATGCAAATTAAACAAGCAGAGATTGCAATGGAGATTGAAAAGATGAAAAACGAAGCTATGTTAAAAGCTCAATTAATGGAAACAGAGTTTTCTTATAATATGCAATTAAAAGGGATTGAACAATCTCAAATTGATATGAGAGAAAAATCTAAAGAAAAAGGAAAGTCTGAAAGAATTAGTCAAGCTAACTCTCAGCAATCACAATTAATTGAACAACGTAAAAGAAATTTACCAGCTATGTCTTTTGAATCAAATGAGGATTCTTTAGATGGTTTTGATTTGTCAGAGTTTGGACCTAAATAAACAATATGTTTAGTAATTTTAGTATAGAAAAATTTAAGAGAATTGTTGTACCCCCAAATCATAGTCTGAAAACTTTAAGTGAAATAAAAACACTTCAGGCAGGTCCATTAGACACAGACTATGCAGACACTTATGATAACATTGTAAATGTTTTTAAAAATCTTTTTAGAAATAGAACACGAAAGTATCCTAAAAAATTAGTAAAAGATTTACTAACACATTCAGAACCTATCATATTAAGTATAAAAAATTATCATAACAGGCAAAGACCAAATGTTGTTGCTAATTATTTAAGTCTTAATTTTCGTTATCATAAAATGAAAAGTGCACAAACACCTTCATTTCCGTCTGGGCATTCTGCTCAGGCTAAATTAGTTGCATTAATGTTATCAGATTTATATCCTGAGATGCATAATGAATTTATTACCGCAGCTAATCATATTTCAAAAAGTAGAATTGCAGCCAGAGTTCATTATGAATCTGACAAAAAAGTAGGAGAAGAGTTAGGCGAGAGTCTTTATAATCATCTAAAGAACGCTTAAAAATAGTAATTAATTATTGTTTAATTTTGTATAAAAATCTAATCTAATGGAATTTAAAGTAAAATCAGTGGAAGGCATCACTCAAAAATCAGCCGCAGAAATAGAAGAAAAACTTTTAGAAAAGCATTCTTCTGAAAACGAACAAGTTGAACCTGAGCAAAAAGTACAACTAACAGAGAAAATACAAGAACCAGAAGTTGAAAAACCAAAGGTTGAAGAAAAACCTCCCTCGTCAGAGTTAAATGACGAAAACGTTCTTAATTTTATTAAAGACAGATATAATAAAGACATTAATTCAGTTGAAGAATTGTTTGAAACAAAAGAATCAAACGTGGCTTTACCTGAAGATGTTGAGTTATATTTTAATTACAAGAAAGAAACTGGACGTGGTATTGAAGACTTTTACAAATTACAAAAAGACTACGATAACATGGACGAAGATTCTGTTTTAGCTGATTACATTAGCACGCAAGAAGATGGTCTTGATGCTATTGATATTCAAGATGTCATGGAAGACAAATTCGGGTTCAACGAAGACGAAGATGAAGAACGTGATATTAAGAGAAAAAAATTAGCTAAAAAAAGAGAGCTTGGAAAAGCGAAGAAGTTTTTTAAAGAGCAGAAAGATAAATATAAAATTCCTCTTGAGTCAAGTGGGGGTGGATTATCTGAAGACCAAGAAAACAATCTTAGTGCTTACAAGAAAATGATAGAAGAATCTAACTCTCAAAAGAGTCAAGCGCAGAAAAGTCGTGAATATTTTCAAGAGCTTACAAACAATGTGTTTAACGAAGAATTCAAAGGTTTTGAATTTAACGTGAGTGATGAAAAAAAATTACTTTTTAAACCAGGTACTTCGGATGAATTAAAAAACAAGCAAAGTGATGTTGGTAATTTTGTATCACAATTTACTAATAACGAAGGAGTCATGACTGATGCAAAAGGCTATCACAAAGCTTTAGCAATGGCTATGAATCCAGAAAAATTTGCAAAGTTTTTTTATGAGCAAGGTGTTGCTGCAACAGTTGATGATGTAGCAAGAAAATCTAAAAACATCAATATGGATGTTCGTAGAGCCCCTCAATTAAATACGAAGGATGGTTTAAAAATAAGACCTGTAGGTGACACAACGAGTGGAAGAGGACTCAAAATTAAAAGTATTAAAAAAGTTTAACAATTTAAAAATTTATAATTATGGCAGTAAACACAGCCCCTGGCTTCGACTTACAACCTTCAGCGCAACAGGTTCCTGTTGCAACGAATTATATCAAAGATTTTGATTTCTTGAACCAGTATCTACCCGATACTTACGAGAAAGAATTTGAAAGATATGGTAACAGAAGCATTAGTTCGTTCCTACGTATGGTAGGAGCAGAAATGCCTTCTAATTCTGACCTTATCAAATGGGCAGAACAAGGAAGATTACACATCAAATACAAAGGATGTACTTCAGCAGCAGCTGCAGGTACAGACGCTGGAGCGGTTTGGACAATTCCTAACAACATAGCAAACTTTAACCCTGCATTGGCTAACCCCAATACAGCTAGAGATGCAAAAAATGTTCTTAGAGTAGGACAAACATTAATGATTTCAGATAACACACCTGGTTCTAACCTTCAAAACAAAGCTATTGTAACAGCAGGTCCAACGGATGCAAATCCTAATACCTTTACAGTATCTTATTATGAAGCAGGAGGACAAGCAATGGGCGCAGTAGCCTGTGACATCTTTATCTATGGTTCTGAATTTGCAAAAGGAACAGACGGTATGGATGGTTCTTTAGAATCTGATGATTTATTTTTTGATAATAAACCAATTATCATAAAAGATAAATACTCAGTATCTGGTTCTGACATGGCTCAAATTGGATGGGTAGAAGTAAGTGGAGAAGACGGAGTAAACGGATACTTATGGTATCTAAAATCTGAACACGACACAAGATTAAGATTTGAAGATTACATGGAAACAGCTATGATTGAAGCGGTTCCAGCAGAAGCAGCGTCAGGTGCAGGAGATTATCTCCAAGGTACTGGAGCTGGTAATTCAGTAGCTGGATTAAGTGGTTCTCAAGGTGTATTCTACGTAGTTGGAAACAGAGGAAACGTTTTTGGTGGCGGTAACCCAACATCATTAGCTGACTTTGATAATATAATTCAAAGACTAGATAAGCAAGGTGCTATTGAAGAAAATGTAATTTTCGTAAATAGAAACTTCTCATTTGATATAGACGATATGTTGTCTACACAAAACTCTTACGGGGGTGGCGGTACATCATACGGTCTTTTTGACAATGATGAAGAAATGGCACTTAACTTAGGTTTCTCTGGATTTAGAAGAGGTTATGACTTTTACAAGTCTGACTGGAAGTATCTAAATGACCCTACAATGAGAGGTGGATTAGTAGCAGGTGGTATCAATGGACTATTAGTTCCAGCTGGTTCTACTTCGGTTTATGACCAAATACTTGGTAAAAACGCTAAAAGACCATTCTTACATGTAAGGTATAGAGCTTCAGAAGCTGAAGATAGAAGATATAAAACTTGGATTACTGGTTCTGCTGGTGGTGCAAGAACTTCTGATTTAGATGCTATGGAAGTTAATTTTTTAACTGAAAGAGCAGTTTGTGTCTTAGGAGCAAACAACTTCTTCTTATTCCAAAATTCATAAGAAGTATTTAACTAATGTTGGGGGAGTTATACTACTCCCCTAATATTTTTATTAATCAAATTAAATTTTAAATAAAATGAAAAAAGTAAAAAACAAATATTCTGATAAAGCTTATAGGCTTTTAGGAAAACAAATTCCGCTAACTTTTATGTTAGCATCAAGACACACTCAAAGGTCTCCCCTATTATATTTTGATGAAGAAAAAGGTTTAAACAGACCTCTTCGTTATGCGAGAAATCAAAAATCTCCATTTGAAGATGCTCAAGATGGTAATGCGGTTTTAGAGCCAATAATGTTTGAAGATGGTATGTTAACCGTACCTAGAAATAATCAAACACTTCAACAGTTTTTATATTATCATCCTTCTAACGGTAAAGTTTATGAAGAAATAAACAATGAGAAAGATGCTGCAGAACAATTAGCGTTTGTAGAACGTGGATTAGATGCGCAAATTTTAGCTAAAGGTTTAAAAGGAGATGAGCTATTGACAGTATGTAGAGTTTTAATGGGTGGTGGAGCTGATAATTTAACTACGTCCGAACTTAAACGTGATGTATTAATATACGCTAAAAACAATCCAGAAGAATTTTTACAAACAGTTAACGACCCAATGTTAAGTTTATATGGAGATGTTGTACAATTTTTTACTAGCACATGGTTAGTATTAAAAAATAATGGAAAAGATGTATATTTTAATTTACCAAAAAACAAGAACAAACTATTGTCTGTTCCTTTTGGTGAAGACCATTATTATATTGTAGCTTCATTCTTTCAAGGAGACGATGGTGTTGAAACATATAAGCTGTTAAAAAGGAAGCTTAAAAAAGAAGAATAAAGATTCGTATCTTTGTACTTTATTAACCCTTAATTTTATTATTATTATGGAAAAATTTTTACAAATCCCAGTAACTGGTGAACAAAAACAAATTGTTTCAATACTGGACGTTAAATTAGTAGAACAAGCTTCTACAACAACTGTAACTTTAGCTTATGGCTCAGGTAAAGTTGTGACTATCACACACGCAGCAATTGGTGCAAGTAGTGAAAAAATGAGAGATGAAGTACAAACTGCAATCGTTAAAGCTTTAGAGACAGGCTGGACAAGCGTTGTATATGATTACATCCCAAGCTCAGCAGTGAGTAATATAGATATAGCATAATGAATAGCTCTATGCAAAAATATGTTGAAGTTTCAGTACAAAAGTCTCTTGCAAGTGGAACTACAACAGCAGATGAATCAGGTAATCTTGAATTAACTGACAGTAGTGCTGATTTTGTTACAGATGGTATTAAAGCTAATGACGTGGTTCACGATACGTCAGATGATAGAATGTATGTAGTAGATACAGTTGTAGATTTAAACACAGTAAGTTTATCAGCAATTGGTTCTACTTCAGGAACAGGTTTAGAGTCTGGCAAAAACTATATAATTTATGCTTCTGACCAATCAACTAAACAATTAATTGCTTCTGATGGAGTAGTACTTGTGGAAAATGACCCTGTTGACCCAATCAATAGTGAAGTAAATATTCAATACAGCGGTTCAAGTGGAATTGTAGTTAAAATTACTCACGCAGCAACTGCTGCTGGGAGTGAAGCTATGAGAGATGGTTTTGAAGAAGCTGTTGTAGAATCTTTACAACAACCATGGCCCGCAGTTAAATATGAATGGGACCTTCCTTCTAGTTTAGTTTTAAATATTGCTACAGTATAGTAACTAATAAATCTTAAATTGACAAAGAGGCTTAAATAATTAGGCCTCTTTTTTTTTTGTTATCTTTGTAAAAAGATTTATGAATGATTAACTCAATTAGAAACACAGTTCTAGCTGTCGCTAATAAAAACAATTACGGTTATATTTCTCCACAGGATTTTAATTTGTATTGTTTGCAAGCTCAAATGGATATATTTGAGGATTATTTTTACCAATACAATAGTTGGATTAATAGAGAAAACCAAAGAAGTTCAGGAAAAGGATATGCAGATGTTGTAAAAGGTTTAGAAGAAGTAATTGACAGTTTTTCTGTTGAAGCTTTTTTAGCACAGTTAGCAGCAGACCAAGATAATACTAACAAATATCAACTTCCTGCAGATTATTATTTAATAAATAAATTATTTTATTATCCTAATTCTTTATACACTGGCAGTAATACATTTGTCGCAGCGTTTAAACTAACTGATAGTACACAATCTTTTGTTACATCGCCTTCTACAATGTTAAGTCCACAGATAGGAAGTATTATTGTTAATACTACTACAGGTGAGCAATGTTATGTGACGGCAATTGACAGCGCAACAGTTCTATCTATTAGTGCTAATATTATGAATCTTAATGATACTTATACAATTTATAATTCAAGAAATATAACTGAAGTAGAAAGAATAAATCAGAATAAATTATTTCTATTAACTAGCTCTAATTTAACTGCACCAACTACTCAGTATCCTGCGTATGTTTTAGGTGGAGCTGCAACAACAACATTTGGAAATACAGTAGAAGTTTATCCTACTACTATTAGACAACAATATGCAGTAAAAACACAATACATAAGATACCCTTTAGCTCCAAATTGGACTTATGTTAGTACAAGTGGAAATGACCCAATATTTAATCCAGGAGCAGCGGATTATCAAAACTTTGAATTACCTGCGTCAGATGAGCCAAATTTAGTGGCTAAAATTCTACAATACATTGGTATTGAAATTAGAGAAGATGCGGTTTACAAATTTGGATTAAACGAAGAAAACATGGATACACAAGAAACAAGTTAAAATGGCATATATAAATCAATATCAATATTATAATAACAACGGAGTTGCTCCAGAAGAGAGCAATCAAGGGTCTTATCAATACATTACTTTACAAGACATTGTAAACAATTTTATGTTAATGTATCAAGGCAATCACGAGCTTATTAATAATATAAACAGATACCAAGTTTTATTTTACGCAAAACGTGGAGTTCAAGAGTTGAACTATGACGCTATGAAAGAAATTAAAATACTTCAATTAGATGTTGGTAATAATTCTCGTTTTGTTTTACCTTCTGATTTTGTTAATTGGGTAAGAATATCTCAATTTAGAAATGGAGTTTTATATCCAATGAGTGAAAACATTCAAACAAATTGGAGTGCTGCTTATTTACAAGACAATAATTCAAATATATTATTTGACCAAGACGGCAATGCTTTAAGTCCTCAAGAATCACAAGTAGATATGAGTAGAGGTAGAGTAGGAATTTATTTAAATAGCGAAAGCGTTTTTAATAATCAACAAGGAACTAATGTAGATGGAACATGGTATTTTGATTATGCTATTGGTGCAAGGTTTGGTTTAAATACCGAAACTGCTAATGTAAATCCTACCTTTTCTATTGACAAATCATCTGGTGTTATTAATTTTAGTTCAATGGGTGGCAGTGCCTCTATTGTTTTGGAATATGTTTCTGATGGAATGGAAAATGGCGATGATTCTAAAGTAAGCGTTAATAAACTTTTTGAAGAATATATATACGCATACATTAAATATTCAATTTTGAATGGTCGATTTGGAGTGCAAGAATACATTGTGAATAGAGCTAGAAAAGATAAGTCTTCTTTACTTCGTAATGCAAAAATTAGATTAAGTAATATACACCCTGGTCGTCTCTTAATGAATTTAAGAGGTCAGGATAAATGGATAAAATAATATGCCAATAGTAACTACAAACTTTATTAAGGGTAGAATGAATAAGTCTGTGGATGAACGACTTCTTCCACCAGGTGAATACGTTGATGCAATGAATCTAAGGCTGGGTGCTACCGAAACTACGGAAATAGGAGCAATAGAAAACAGCAAAGGAAACACAAAACTTACATCTTTATCTTTTCCAGAAGGAACTCCTTTGTCTTCAAACACTAGATGTATAGGAGCATATCAAGACCATGCAAATGAAACTCTTTACTGGTTTATTCATGATGACAATAATCCTACTTTAGGAGTTTTAGATGCTGTTGTTTCGTACAATACAAATGGTAATTCTTTAAGATACCATGTAATCACAAATAAAACCTTAAACTTTGACCCAGCATTTTTAATAACTGGTGTTGAAAAAATTGAAGATTTATTGTTTTTTACAGACGACAAAAATCCTCCTAGAAAAATAAACATAACGCAAAGTTATCCTTTTCCTGTTGGAGGTGTAGACCAAACTGTAGAAGAAGATTTAAACGTTATAGTTAAACCACCAGGATATGAATTTGACCCAGCAACTACACCAGCTGCAGACGTTCCTTTACCTGCACCAAAACTAAGAGGGCTCACATTACCTGGTTCTGAAAATTATATAGAGGACAGGTTTTTATGTTTTGCTTATAGATACAGATATTCTAACAATGAATATAGTGCAATATCTTTATTCAGTAAACCTGCGTTTGCTACTTCTCCTTTTGTTTTTAATATAAAAAACTACAACAATGATGGTATGTCAAATCGTTTTAATGCGGTTAACGTAACATTTAATACAGGAAGTAAAAGAGTAAATGAAGTAGATTTATTATTTAAAGATACTTCTAATAACAATATATATGTAATTGAAAGGTTTAACAAAGAAGAAAATGGATGGGCAAATAACGCTCAACGTACATTTCAATTTAACAACAGTAAAGTATATTCAGTATTAGGTTCCGATGAGTTATTAAGATTATACGATAACGTACCTAAGGTGGCTAAAGCTTTAACTATTATGGGTAATCGTTTAATTTATGGAAATTATAAAGATGGTTATGATATAACAAATGAAAACAACCAAAAAATAGCTTTAGATTACACAACTACATTAGTAAATAAAAATGTAGATTTTGTAGATTTAGAAAATGCGGTTACTTTATCTAATGGAGACAACTATACTATAGACCCAAACAATACAGTTACAGCCACTAATGCGGTAATTGAATATAATTTATCTTCAATCACATCTCAATTAAAAGCAAATTCTATTTTAAACTTTTCTCTTTTATTAGAACATTCTACTATAGGAGGTACTGAAACTACAGATTGTTTTGTTGCTAATAGTTCTTTTACTAATGGCACAGTAGAAATTAGTTTTAATGTTGTATTAGAAAATAATTACAATTCTGTATATGATTTATCACAAAGTTCAGAATTTAGAAATGCCATTGGTACAGAAATAAATGTAAACTTTCAACCAATTGCTACAGCAAATCAAGGAGGTTCTATAACAGATAAATTCAATAATGATTTAGCTCTTCCTTCAACAACTTGTACTTTTACAAAAGCTTTAAGTGGTATAGATGATGCCACAGCTCAACAGCCATTTAGAATTACAGCTCTTCCTGGTAGTGATGTTATAAAAATACAAACTATAGCAATGAAATTTACAAGTCCTGATTTAAGTCAGACAACAGATTTGTATGAATATTTTAGAGTAGCTGATGGAGAGGTGGTTTTTAGCTCTTTATCTGACACAGGTTCATTACATAGTAATAGAGATTTTCAAACAGGTATAGTGTATTTAGATTCATACGGCAGAGCTTCAACAGTATTAACTTCTAATTTTAATACAGTTAGTGTTTCTGCTGCAAATAGTATAAATGTAAATCAAATAAAAGCTACCGTAAATAATTTTGCTCCTTCATGGGCAGAAAGATATAAGTTTGTAGTAAAGCCAAGTAAAGCAAATTACGAAACTATATTTTCTAATTTTTATTATACAGTTCAAACATCACAAGTAACTTATTTTAAGTTAGAAGGTGACAATCAAAATAAAGTAAAAACAGGAGATACTTTAATAGTTAAAACGGATGTAAGTGGATTTGTAAGTACTGTTGTAAAAGCAAAAGTTTTAAATGTACAAGCACAAGCAAGAGACTTTCTTAATGATTCACAAGGTATGGGTGTAGATACTGCTCAATTGCCTGGGTTATATATGGAAATAAAACCACAAAGTTTTAATGTAAATATTCCTGACGATTCTACAATAGAAGCGGGTAGAAAAAGCTATGAATCTACGGGAGATGACGGAAGATGTAGAGGTGGTGTTAACTATCCTCTTTTTGTAACTCCTGATTCAGCAACTCCTAGTGACACTGACAATTATACAATACCTGCAGGTTCTGCAATAGAATTTAATATAGAGGTTTATAGAAACGGAAGAAGTAGTAGTTGTGAAGGAATGAGATGGGAATGGAAACAAGTGTTATATTCTTCTCAAGATTATCCAGATTTTAGAAGATGGTGGGTTGGAGATAACATAAATCCAGGGACCGCATCGCCAGGGACTATTGAAGGTGAAGGTGGAGACTTTGATGTAGTGTATAAAACTGCAGTTGGTAGTTATAGTGCTGGCGTAGGCAGTGTAGAGTGTACTTCAAATAGTGGTGAATCTATTTCAGATAATTCTGTAATATTCCAATTCTTACAGGACGCTCCTGGAGATGTAGATTCTAA